TCGGAGATAGAAGTTGGGAAGATATCGATGAAACGATACTGTGCCAGAATTCTGGAGTTGTCTCCAGTGGTATTGGTTCCCTGTTGATTTGACTCACTTCTGCCGAGTTGATAAACAACTGCATTACCCATGTAGTCGTTAGGATCGGTAAGACCAGAGTGGTCTCCATATTGAGCCATGTTTTGAATCCATGCCTCAAATGCTCTTCTATGTGAGAAGTCCTCATCGTTGATGACGGTGACTGACCATGGTTCGATGGTTCTATCTCCAGCAACCTTCAGAGTGCGACCTCTGAAGGGAACTTCGATAGGAGTAACATTTGAACCAGGAAGTGCTGCAGTTTTGCAGAGAAATCTGAAGTTTTCAGAATCAAAAGTTCCAGTGCCGTCACCTTGGACTCCAAGGTTAACAGCAGCAGGGAAAGTCACGTCCACCTCAAATAGATTAGGACGTGCGCCACCCCCGATAAGTTTTGATTTAAAAGCTGAGATTCCGCGAGTTGGAATTTGTGCCATGTTTAGGGTCCTCCTTTAGTAATTTATAATCTAAATCAAACTCTACCTGCTACTTCTTCAAAGCTAATACCAGTTCTGGTAGCAACGAAGGTGAGGGTGACGTAGTTGATAGACTTAGCAGGCTTCAGGAAGATGTCTGCTCTGAACTCGTTATTATCAATGACATCAGGAGTGTTATTCGTTTCGTCGCAAATGACCAAGAATCCGTAGATTCCACGCTTTGCTTGAATATCACGGAGATAAGGTTCAACAATATTAACAAAGTTTGCTCTGGTGATTTGGTCGTTCAGTTCAAACAGTTGTGCTTCTGCTGCTCTTTCGAGTGCTTGCTCAACCGTGAGGAACAGGCGACGGACGTTAATGCGATCAAACGCGGAAGCGAACGCAAGACCAGTCTTATCACCGAAGAGAAGAACACCAGTTCCAGGTTGATTAACAATAGAGTTAATTCTCAGTGGATAGAGTAAGTCTCTCTGTGCTTTGCTTGGGTTATATGCAAGTTTAATTGCATTATTCAGTACACCTCTTTGCTGACCTGCAGGCGAGAACCATGGGAAAGCATTGATTGAGGTGCGGACCATCAAACCAGCAACGTCAGCGTTGGTTGGAATGAAGCGGAATCTATCGTTGAAACGATCATAAGTGTACTTATAACCAGAATCAAATACCGCGTAAGACGAAGACGACAGTGGTGAGAAGAACTCAATGATATTATTCGTCTGAGTTGTCGT